AGAACCAGATGCGAATGCACCTTGTGCTTGGGCTGTTCCAGGTGCTGTTCCACCTAGATCGCCTGATGTTCCTGGCTGATTTTTAATTATTTCTTCCGACATATATTTCACCTCCACGTGATTTTTCTATCTGAATAGATCGGCTGTTTTGAGGAAACGTCCGCCCCATAGGGATTTCTCAACCATTACTGGTTGTAACTGTACGACCTCGCCGAGATCGCCAGACTTTCGGAAAGCGGTATCAGATTCTACTGATTCCATTCTCTTTCCAAACTCGTTAACTGCACCGTTTGTTTCAACTAGTGCATTTTGTGTATTAACAATTTGTGACTTTGTGTCAGCAACTTGTTTGTTTAAATCTGCAACTTCTGTCTGTAAAGACTTTACTGTTGCAAGTAGATCGCTAAAGGCTGATGTAAGAGTATTCTTAACTTCTGTTACTGCCTCAACAATAACATCGTCTGCTTTAGATACTTCTGTAGCAACTTCTTCAATAACTTCTGCTACTGCTTCAACTGTGTCTGCTTTTTCTGCTTCCACAACTGTTTCCGCTGCTGGTGCATCTTCTGCAACAACTTCTGTAACAGGAGCATCAACTACGGCATCTGCCTCTGGAGCAACCTCAACATTTTCAACTGCAATATCAGATTTTTCAACAATCTCTGCTACTACTTCTGTTGTTTCTGTCATAGGACTTACCTCCTTGGTAATCTTAGAAGTGGTAATGCCTTTAGCACTATCGACTAAGAACTTTATCATATTGATTTTTTCATTATCCGTTTTTTCAACGAATCCTATATTTTTCATTTCATTGCCAGTTGTTGGACTGATTTCTTTTTCATTTTCTGAAACCATAACAATTCCAGTTTCTGAATCCCAAAAAACATTTTCTAAGGTTGTATTATCACCTTTAATTACTGCAACTCCGTCTACTTTTTCAACAGACATAATGTTTGCAAATTCATTTGCTGGAGAGTCTACAAGACTTAACTCAACAAGATCATAATCTTTAATAATTCTAATTTGAGAATCTAACTTCTCATCAAAAGCGTCGTCCCATTTGTTCATTTTTCCACCAATAGAAAAACCTGTTAGTGTGCCATCCAAAACCTTTTCCCATGTGCTTTGAGCACCTTTAGAGACATAAGCGGAAACGAAAACACCGTTATAAAACTTCTTTGACTCTGAATCAAAATATTTGTCTTGCTTAAATGAAACCATTTTGCCTACTGCTAATGGTTGATGCATTTCTCTTATGTTACCTCGAAAGTTTTCAAATGCCTTCATGCTGGCTTCTGTAGTTACAATGTCCATTTGACGATCTAAGTTATCTAATGAGGCAAAGCCTGAAACAATGCGGCGTTGTTTATCAACCTTACTAAAAGGCATAGAAAGGCGGACATTCTCGCCTTCTGTATTCCATTGGGCTTTTAATATAGACATCGTACTATACATTATAGAGCCCTTTTATACACAAGTTATAAACATGTTATAAACAGTGTAACTAGGTTGAAGATCTACCCTCGCCCTTTGGATTTCTACCACTTACAGTTGCAGATCCATCGGACTGATTATTAAGTCTTTCGCCATCTCTTGCACGATTGGCATCATTATTCATAGTCTCTGGTTTGGCTACAAATGGTTCGTCTCCACCGTCTCTTTGTGGAAGACCCAGTGCCACTCTTGCCTCATTAGGCATCATAATCTGTGTTTTTACATATCTTTCAAGAATTTGTGATTGTGCTATTTCATCTGTCAAAGTAAGTTCATTAAACTTAAACTCTAGTACGTCTTGTTTCTCGCGTATGATCTTATTAATTTGTTTTTCTAGTTGAGCCTGTGCTGGTCTGGCTACCTGCTCTTTAAATGTTCTATCTTGAGCCAATGCTGCTGCAATTGCCCCTGAGTCTGATCCACCTAGTTTTGAAAGCGGTACTTGATGTGCTACCAAGATGTCATCACGGTTTTGTTTTCTATATTCCTTAAATGATCCCTCTTGTACTCCAGATTCAATAGGCTCCATCTTAAACTCTACCTTGTTATTTTCTGTATCTCCAGGAAGAGGTATGTACAAAGTTCTATGGTTTTGACCCTTTAATCCAGTTTGTAAAAATCTAAACATCTTATCTTCTGCGTCTGCAGATAGTTTGGCACCTTTCATGGTTACTACGTATCTTGGAACTGCCTTGTTACCAAAGTAGTCAATGTTGTATTGTGAAGCCAGTTGATCACCGTGTAGAGATGATATTGCTGAAATAATGTCTGGAACACCATAGAATGTGTTTAATGGTGAGTATTGTTTAAAATGAATAATTTCGTTTGGTCTACGATCTTCAGTTACTGGGTTTGAATTTGTAGCACCAAAGTTTCTAAAGTAAACTACCTTGTTTGCAATAACCTGTACGTATCCATCTCTTAGTCTGCGACAACGCATTGTGGTTGCTGGAATATGACCAACGTATCCAATTTCACCACGAGTGGTTCTACCAATTTCCATGTATCCATTACCAATTGCTTGAACATCTGTGTATATCTTTTCCATTGTTGTGGTAAAAGAGTCATCTGCGTTTAAACTTTCTAGCCAATCACGTAACTCTACTTTTGCTCTTTCAATTCTGTTTCTTGCACGACTTACTGATTCGTCATTTGAGGAATTCTCTAATTTGAGCATTGTTCTTTTTGATATATCAAAATCATATCCCAAACCTACAATATTTTCAACCTTAGCATCAATGGCTGCATGGTTTGCAAAGGATGTGTCATAGTAGTTGGCAAGTTCATAAACATTCCATGGTGGTGTGATTACGTCAAATAGTCCATAACCATTTCTAAATACGTTACCAGGATTTATCTGATTAGAGCGAGCACCATCAATACCTTGTGGAACTGCAATTGATCTGTCAATATAAGATTGTTGGGTTGTATCTACTAGAGCCTTGGACATTCTTGCTGCACGACGTTTAAAGTTATTATCCAAACCAGAATAGTTTTTTAACTCTTCCCAGTTTTTGCTAAATGGGTCTGAACCAGCAAATGCATTAACTGCTTGTTCGTTTTCGTCTATCCTAGCACCAATAACATAGTTAAATTCTTCACTCATTATTCTTCATCGCCATATTTTGCAATTGTTGCTTTGGCTGCTGCTACTGCACCAAGATCATTAAGGTTAGGGATTAATCCCGCTTTCATTCTATCTACTTGTTCGGAATACTCTTCGTCTGATACTCTTCCCATACCTGGAAAAAATACAGCCTCTCCATCTGGTTCTCCATAATATGCTGCTGTCTTTTTTATTTCGGCTAAAGCGGCAATATCGTGTTTTACGGCTGGTATATTTAAAATATTACCCTCTCCATCAGTGAACCACTTACCATTGGCTCTTTTCCAAACATAAACGCCCCAATCATAGTTCTTTTCAATAAAGGTTATTTTAGAGTCGCCAATTTGGCCTTTCATACGAGGTTTTCTTTTTTTGTTTGGATTTTGATTATTCATAACCATTAGTATACCATATTATGTTGGATTGAGGATATATTGTTGCCACGAAGAACCAATATGAATAGGATTATCGTAACTTTGTGCCAACAACTGTCTTTCTCCATCATTTCCAACAATAATTTTGTTAGTTCCCATGTATGTTTTGTAAATATTTGAAGAAGTATCTCCAAAATCTGAAGAAGATGTCTTAATTAATACACCAAACCACAAATATCCCTGGTTCCAAAAATCCCAATCAAAATCAAATGGTTCCTCTGCTCCAAGCACATACTGCTGCTTTACCTCATCCCAAATTCTAGTAATAGACGATTGTTTTTGTTGCAAACCAGTTAACTTATAATACGATATGTGATTATAGACCAATGGACCGTTTAAACTTATAGATCCAGTAAATGAGTTAAATGTTAAAGCGTTTGCAAAAGATATGCTTAAAAAATACCAGTTTTTATTGTCAATTACTGGATTAGCAACTAGCAGTCCATTTAAATAGTATGATATGCCATTTTGTAATTGACCAGTTTTTGAATCTATCGCGTATATTTTTGCTCTTTGTCCAGAATCGCCATTTGCCACAATATAAAAATTAATAGAAGAGTTTGATGTATTTACTTGAAATATTTGAACTGGCGTGTATGTAAAGTTACTGGTATCATTTTTAATTGCAAGTTGAATGGTAGATACAGAAAATAAAGAGTCTTTGTTTTCATTTATTAGCATACTAATGCCTCTATTTTGATAAGAGTTAAAATCACCTTTTAATTTGATTCCAGAGTACCTGGTTAAATGTAGATACGGATTAGATTTTTTATAAATACTAATTGGATTTTTGCCTTTATAATCGTTATATATTCCATTTTTAATATATGGGTATAACTTAGTGCCAGACTTGGTATTAATGGGTGTAGAAGCATCCTCGTCTAAAGACCTAGATGATAGTTCTAGATTCTTAATCTTTATCTTTCTATTAATAGTTGACTTTACAGAAAAATCTAAATGAACTGATATTGCTAGATCTTCAAATTTTACTGAAGATGGTGGGTAAATAATAGTATCGTTTTGTACTAAAAATATTGTGTTTTGCCAATCTGGATAGTTATCAAGATTTAAAATACCACTCTTTAGTGCTGGTGCAACAGTAGTAAAAGACTCAAACTTTTTATTTAATCCAGTAGTTGTAAACTGAAAAGACACATAGGACTTTACTAAAGAATTTACAGAGTCGTATTCGTAACTTAAATCTGATCTGTTATATTGTAAATCATCATAATTATTATATCCTGTAAAAAGAGAGTTATCTAACACCTCATATGTTTGTTGCAAAGGTGCTGCAAATAGTGCATTTAGGTTACCATATGTCCATCCACCAGCGTCTTCTACTGGTTTAAAGATAGAAGGTGAAGGAAAATTGATGTTATATTGAATATAATCTAAACCATACTCTTTTTTACCAGATGAGTTTGTTATATACTTTGCAAAATACTTTAATGGCACATAGTCTTCCCAGTATCCAGAAACACCTATATCCAAATAATACTTGCCATACCTAACCGATGGCATTAATGTATAACTTGCTAAATCGTTAAACATATGAGCATTAATGTTGCCATTATCTTCAAGTATTCCATTATTCTCAAAATGCGTAGAAAATAACTTGTGATTATTTTTTGTTGAAAATCCAAATCTATACATTTTTTGACTAAAGCAAGAGTCATTGCTATCATTATTTAAAAGTATTAACTTTAAAGCATTCTTATTGCCAAAGAAAGTGGCAATATTTTTTCCAAAGTGTGATGTTATTTTTTCTAGGTCAACACCAATTTCTAAGTATTGATCTACCACATATTGGGTTTGATGTAAAGTTGTTTCTGTTCCAGACACATTAATTTTATAAAATATATCTCCACTATCTGTTGTATATATTTTAAAGAAATCTGAGTTATTTTTATTTTTAATCATAACAAGAGTTGAGTTTAACAAAGATGCTGTTTTAAATATTCCATGAAAAGATTTAATATCATTATTTAAAATATTAAGATTTTCAAATACAAAGGAGCCGTTTTGATCTGCGAAGGTTACAAATGGATAGTCTTCGTCTTGTAGGGTATACAATTCTTCATACCAGTCATTAATATTTTCAACATTTATATTTGGCAAACTATAATCTGGATTACTTAAATAACTACTTGTTACATTTAGGTTATCTATCTTTCCTTGTTGCCATTTTCCAATATTAGGATAATCATAGTTTGTTCCATAATTAGAAAATGAATAATCTATAAATGCTGACTTTCCGCTATATGCAGAATCTATTGACTCAGAAGATTTAACTGCTTGTCCATAAACCCATCTCTTTTTTGCAATTATTTCTGGAACAACGTAAGGATATATTGCAAAACAATCTAATTCAAATGGATATATATCTGTATAGCAATAGAACCCTAACCAATCTTGATCCTTATCAGACTCATCTAACTTAGGTAACAATGTTATCGTTGAATTATCTATGTCAATATCAATAACTTTTTCTCCATTTAAAAATAAAAATACTTTGCTTTCAGAATAAACTATTTGAACTAACATTGGTCTTGACCATTCACCAACATATATTGATTTAAATTGATTTCCAATAACTAATGTTAAAAAGCAATCATCAACGTACAAACCATCATTAGAGTTAATTGGTCCAAATATTCTTTTACTTTCTAAGGTGTCAACCCCAAACCTTAACCACATTTCTACGGTATATGTACTATACCTGCCAAACTCGTTTAAGAATCCAAAACCTGGAAAAATTATAGATGGCTTTGCTGTTTCGTCTTCATTTATATTAGGATATAGTTTAGTAACATTTGATGCACCATAAACTAACGGTACCCCAAAGTTTTGTGCATATATCTTATTATTATTTGCTAAATAATATCCATAATTTATGTCAGATCCATATGATTTTGCAATAATTCCATCTGATGACTCTATTGATATATCGGTTGGTATAGAAACTATTTCTGAACCCATAGAATAATTATTAAACTCTTCAGACCATTGACCCAAAGATAATCCATTAAGCAAAAACTCGTACTCTTCGCTACCGCTTAAACTTGCTGAATATCCTATCTTAATTACCACTTGCATTGTTGTATTTTGGTTTATTTTTTTAAATGTTTCTGATAGTAAAAACCATTTTCCACTTACTGATATTGGTACGTTTTTTAAAACTTCTACAGATTCGCTAGTACTTACATCTGTATATTTAAAACCTATCGCCACAGATTTTAAGTGTAAACTGTTTGAATAAAAATAACAAGATAAAACAAAGGTATCTAAATCTGAGTTAAAATCTAAAAAATTTATAACATTATTGCTAGTTAATGTAGCAACTTTGTCTAATGTTGTTGAGGGTACACCAACCATTTTATATAATGATTCAGAAATAAATGGTTGAGTTGGCAAACTTGTTTCTTCTGAAATAGTGCCATTAGTTATGTCCCAAAGACTAATATCTTTATCTGTATTGTTTAACAACATTACATAGTCTGATTTATCGTCTAATGCCCACAATGCTACTGGATGCTCTGAAAAAATTTTTTCTGCATAAAGATTTGATGGGTTAGACATAGGTTCTCCTAGTCTATTTTATCACACAATACGTGTAAACCAACGAGGTAATGTAAACCTTGTTCCCTTAATTATTGGCTTAACACCATGAACAAAATCTGGATTATCTGGAAAACATAACAAATCTCCAGGCTCTGGCTTAAAAGACATTTCATATTTTGGAAAGTAAATGTCTCCTCCTTCATAGTCATTGTTTAAATAAATTAAAGTTGCTATATCATTTGGTCTTGAAGCATCAAAATGCTCGTGCATACCTTTTCCTTCAACAAATTTTGCTATATGAGTTTTTTCATCAATAAAGTGATCAAACTTAGATTGGTAGTTATTTAAAACAAAAGAATAAACCATTAACGCAGTTTCTTGAATTGTATCCAGTAAGTCGCTATCCAAACCTTCTATTTCATGATAGGTGTGAACGGTAAACTCTTGTTCTTCGTTACCATAGTTAGAAAATAGTTCAGAATGTTTTTTTGCATAATCTGCTACCAAACCTGCTTCTTGAGGATCCATGAATCCTTTAATGTACTTAATTTGAGACTTTAAATCTTCCATACTTAACCTACCTTTATTTCACATACATCTGTAGTGCAGTATGCCTCACCCTGTGCTTCTAGATTCTCTACTCCATCATAGATAGCGTCCCAGTTGATTTTAGCAATCTGTCCCACATAACTATTATACTCTTCCTCTGTAATTTCTGTATAAGGTTGTTGTGGATATACCGTGTTTCCCATTGGCAAAAACGATACAGCCTTTAATTGTCCTTCGTACATGTGTAGTGCTGGAGCAACATGCTTAGACTCTGTCTCTTTATCAAATGAAAGGGTTACAGACACCCCATTGTCAGACCAATATTTTTGAGCAGTTGCAGCAAGTGCAATTTTTTCAAAAAGACTAACATCTTTTTCTGCTCTTTCATGTTCTGAAGCAATTGGAAAATATACAACTTTTGTATTTGCAGATACAACATCATCTTCTATTTTATATCCAGCAGCCTTAAACAAATGAATCATAGGATCAGATTCACCAAATCTAATTGCTCTCATAAAGAACTTTCCACCTGGACCCCAGTGAACTCCTGGAGTTGCACCAGAAAGAATACTTACGCTACCTGATGGTTTTACTGTTGTGACTCTTATTGATTCACGAACACAAAGCCATTCTGAATATTGATGATCATATTTTTTAATATTTAAATATCCCTCATCCATCCATTCACGAACTATAGGCAAACCATGTTTGTCTGAAAAGGAAGCAATGCCTGTAAGCGATGTTCCAATTCTTCTATTGCGTTGCATAATTCCATTTGTTTGTTGCCAATGTGTTGGAACAAGAGTTACCGTCTTACCATAAAGATATGCAAACTTTAAAGTTCTTAAGAAATCTTCTTTATTTTCATGTCTATTTAAATGAACCTCAACCAATGTACACAACTCATATGACTCTAATGGTTGTTCAGCACATGGGTTAAATCCCATTACTCTATAGTCTTTTCCATCTGCTGGATCTTTCAATCTACCGTAATTTCTAGCAACATCTAACCAAATAAAACCTGGTTCTCCATTATTAACTATTAAATCTACATAGTCTTCATACTTAGTTCCAACTGTTGCTGAAATAGAGTTATTAGACATCCAAGCCCAACCTGGATTATTTAAATCAAATGAATTTCTTTCTGGAAAAACCTCTGGATTTTTTAAATTAATAAAGTCTTTATCTCCAGCAGAACCTAGTGCTAAAGTTGCTGATCTACGAACATTTCCTGAAACCACACATGTTCCAATTAAGTTAATTATATCTACTATTGCTCTGGCATCAAGTTTTTCACCAATTCTTCCACCAATTACTTTATCAATTTGATTATGTAATTTAATTAATGGTTCTGGTCCTGACGCTACCCCGCCAAATCCTTTAATTGGAGAACCAAAAGGTCTTATTAAATCATAATTAAATTTTTGTTTTGCTTGACCTGTTCTTAGGTATGAGTTTAATAATAATCTAACAGACTCTACCCAACCTTCTCTAGTGTCTGGAATTTCATAAATTGAATCAACTTCTGATGGTGCATATATTGAAAATTCTTTATCTTGTCCAACGGTATCAAATCCAACCCCAATACCAAGCATGAGAGCGTCCATAACCCACGCAAACAGTGCCCCTGGGTCGTTTCTATCAAGATCCTTAGTAGATACCATGGCACAGTTTTGAAGGGCTGCAGAGTTCCTTTTTTCCATTGTCATGGGGGTTCCAAAAGCCCACATACCACGACCTGGTGGTGTCCATTTAAGATTGAACATACGATCAAATGCTTCTTGAGCAGACTTTTGAGCCTTATAGTCATTCCAAGGTAGTCTATTTTCTTTTGCATGATTCTTTTGTACTGAATACATGCCTTCGATTACACGCTTACAAACTTCGTGCCATCTTTCTTTAGTTCCATCTTCTTTGACGCGGGAATAGGTTCTTATAAAAGTAATTTCACCTAATGAGTTGTTTCCAGCATCGTTAAATCCAAATGGACTATCCATGGTTGTGTATTTTGTTACAAAATCCTCTGGAAGTTTAAAACTAAAAAAGTCTGACATTGATTTCTCCTAATTAAATGAAATTGAATAAGTACTAAGTATAGCAGAGTTTATTAAAATTAAAAACACTACTTTTATTTTATTTGTGCGTTAGTGAAATGACATTGCTGTATGTTGTTTTGGACTACAACGTTCACATAACGTGTATGTGTTTTTAGTATAAGGACATGTAGTTGAACTTAATTTATGTCCAATAACAAAACAGATCAACTTATTCACGGTAGCGGAACCCAGTGTTGAAGTTCGTCACCACTCATATACATAAAAGGAGAAACGTCATAGGCAAGAGTAATTCTTGGTTTATCAAAAGGCCAAGCACCAATACCATGTGGGTGTCCAGTTTCAGACAAGATCACTCTATTGTTTTTATTAACGTTTTCAATTGGTGTTGCATCATGTCCACCAATTTTATAGTATGTAACTGATGGTTCTGCATCTATAGAATAATATCCATGAAAATTAGGAGCACCAGTACCACCCAAATGATCGTGATAATGTGTATCCTCATTAAGCGGTGGCTCTGCCATTGCATCTGTATTAAACCATCCCTGAACCATGTAGTGTTGTTTTTTGTAATCAATACCATAATAATCACATGCTTCTATTGTTAATTCACGTATTGCAGAAAAAATATTATGTATTGCTGGATTATAGCATTGAAAAACATTAAACCTTGTGCCTAAATGGTGAACTCCAGGAACAGTGGCTGCAAATTCTTTTGTTACTTTGGGATATACCCCATCAAATAAATCTTTTTCAACTCTTAAAAGATATTTTGTTAATCCTGGTAGATCGTTTTGCAAATATTTTTCAAAAAACTTATGTTGTGGTTTTTGATTCATCATATCAATGGAATCCAGTGTTGTTCGTGTTCTTTACCTACATGTTTTAAATCTTTTAGTGTCATAACGTCGTATGCAACGGTTATTCTTGGACCTTCCCAATCCCAATCGCCTTGAGCGTGTGGATGACCCATTTCTGAAAATATAGCACGGTTATCTATATTTTTATTTTCAATATCTTTACCAAACACTCTGTAGTAAGTTGTTGAAGGTTCTGCTTTTACACAGTAGTAACCATGAAAGTTATCTGGGGCACCTGTGTGTCCGTGATCATGCCAATTTAACTTTCCTTTTTTGGTATAATTAATATTAAACCATCCTTGAAGCATAAACTGTTTTTTCTCAAAATCTATTTCGTAATATTCGCAAGCCTCTTTAGTCATATCTTGAATATTTTTATATAACTCATAGATACCTTCAATATGAAATTGAAATACATTATATTCTCTCCACTTTACAGTAGAAACACTGCCTGACTCTTGCCAAAAGTCTTTAGAGTTTACTGGCGTAATGCCATCTAATTCTACCTTTTCAATCATTTGATATCTATCAATTAATTCATTTGCAAGTAAATCTAAATCATTATTTAAATGTCTTTCAAAAAACTTATGTGGTTTTGTTGATTGCTGAATACCACGTAGTTCTGGTGGTGGACCTTGTTGCATTATTTTTCCTATCTATTTATAACTATTGTATCATAGGAACGATTAGGTTGTAGGTAAACCTAAATAGTCTTGTGTAAGAGCATAAGAACTATAGCATAACAGGTTTCCTGCTACAACTAAGCCAAGTGGATCTCTAGAAAACATGTATACTGTTCTAGTTTCATTAACTGTTTCAACATTTTCTACTACCATTAAAGAGTCTTTTGTTACTAAGGTATCTCCAGGTTTAATTTCTCTTGAAGGAATAAACTTATACACATTTTTTTTAACTGTAAGAATATCTTCCATAGTTGAAAATCTCATGTCTGGATTATTATTAATAATAACTGTTTCTTCTACCACACTTGGAACTATTTCTGTGACTGTTGACTCAATATCTCTATAATTAGTAAGTCCGCCCATACCCATCCACATAATAACTTCTGCAAAATGTCCTACTGGTAATTGATCAAATGTTTTTGTTATTAAGGTGTCTCCAACTTTAATATCTTTTGCTTTTTTATTTCCAGTTTTTGTAAGAACTGGTGCATCTTCATCTATACAGAAGTATGTTGGTGAGAAACCAAAAACTCTAAATGGTGAGAAACCAAACACTCTAAATGGGGAGAAACCAAACACGTTAAAAGGTGAGAAACCAAATACTGAGAAAGGTGAGAAACCAAACACACCAAAAGGTACGAAAGAAAATGTAGTTGTTACTGAATTTGATAGTGCAGAAAATTCTGAGTTTCCGTTAGCATTAGTTGCCCGAACTTTGTACTGTTGTGCTGTTCCTGCTTCTTGTCCTAGTGATGCACTGGTTCCTGTTCCAGTATTTCCATTTTTACCGTCGGTTGATTCCCAGTAATAATTTGTAATTGCTGATCCACCGTTTGCTGGTGCACTCCATGAAATTACATCTTGATTAGCGTTTGGTGATGATGCACTTGGTGCTGCAGGTGTTGCAGGTACTGTTGTAACAGTTACTGAACTTGATGCTGCTGAAGCAATCGAGTTACCTGATGCATTAGTTGCAACAACTGTAAAAGTATAACTTGTATCTGATGATAATCCTGTAACCCGCAACGGAGAAGTTGCACCTGTTGCTGTAAGAGATCCAGGACTTGAAGTCACTGTAAAACCTGTTGCTGCTGGAGAATTTGCTGGTAGTGTAAATGCTACATCAACTGCACCATTATTAAAAGCCCGACCTGTACCAACGTTAGTTGCTGAAGTAATTGTTGGTTGTTGTGGTTCTAAAAAGTCATTAGCCTGTTGTGACTTTTTACCTGCTCTTTTACCTATTGCCATGTTCTCTCCCTAGTCTTATTATATCAAACCGTTAGGCACTTAAATCGCCGTATACGACCCAGGTGTTAGTTGCTCTCTTAAACAGAGTGCATGATGACCACCGTGTGCGTAATTTAAGACCTGGTGTAGCATCTACTGTTACCCCTGCGTCTCCTGCAATTGTTACTTGACCTACACCAGTTTGAAGAATATCAATTGATGTTCCAACTGGGAAGGCTACTGCTGAGTTAAGAGGAATAGTTAGTGTTGTTGCATAAGCATTGTTCATTTCTATCAAGTTGTCTCTTTCAGCCAATGCTGACAAAGTATAACTTTCTGTTTTTTGAACAATAGGTGTCCGTGAAGGTACACCTTCTAATCTTTGTGTACCGTCTGCAAATACGATTCCGTTTGCAGTGATATCTGATGTTGCAGTGATTGAGTTTGCCTCAAGTGTCAAAAGTGCCAAGACATCTAGTGAACCTTGTCCAAAGTTAACTGTTGTTCCAGGTTCTGATGTAACACCATCAAACAATTTCCATTTGCTATCTGTAACGTCTTTGACGATACCAGCATGTTTTTGTGTTCCATCATTATAAGAAACCACCAAACCTAGATCTGTTACGTTGTTAGCATTTGTGTGACCAAGTTGTAGTAAAGTATCTTCGATTTGAATTTGTGTTGCAGATACAAGAACGTTAGATCCACTTACAGTGAAATCTCCGTCTACTGTTAAATTACCAGTTGTTGAAACGTTACCAGTAAAGGCTGCTCCTGAAAGGGATGCTAGATTTCCTAGTGTTGTTACAAGGTTTGTGATTTTATCTTGATTGATTGTTCCTGATATAGAGTTATTTGTAACAGAGTTATCAAGTGGTGTTCTTGCATCAGAAAGTCTTGCATCATCTGTAAGAACTACTGCCAAGGTATTTGTGATACCGTGTACGTTTGATGTATCAGATTCATGATTTTCTAACTGTGTGAGAGTAACTAGTGTTGCTGTATTTGATATACCGTGCACATTTAATGTTTCTAGATTATGATCTGAAATTGCATTATCTGTGTATTCTTCTAAATCTGTAATTGCGTTTGCTATTGTGTTTCCTAATATAAACGATTCTGCTTCAATTGCTGTATCTCTATCTAATATTTCTTGATCTACTAAACCATTTGCATAATCTTCTGCTGCTGATTGAGCATTTCCAATTTCATATTGTAAAGATTGAACTGCGTTTGCAAGATTATTTGCAGTATTGTTTGCTAATAATTCTATTTGTTCTGTAACGTCTGCTGATAAATTGCTTATGCTGTTATCTGTATATTCGTTAGCAGCATCTAAAGCGTTATTTATGTTATTGGCAACGGTGAAGAAATAAGTTTGATCATCATTAATTGCATTAGCAATTTCTTGTAAAGTATTTAATGCTTCTGGTGCTGTTCCTACAAGGGTTGCAATTGCGTTTGAAATTGAGTTACTTACATCTGAAGATCTAGCAATGCTGTTTGAAATTTGTGTTAAAGGAATTAAGTTGCTTCCGTCAAGTGTAGCAACACCGTTTGCTGCACCTTTTTGTGTTAATGCAACGTAATCTGCAGTTCTAGCAATACCACTAGGTATCTGTGCTGTAGGTATTAAATTGCTTCCATCTAATGTGGCAACACCGTTTGCTGCACCTTTTTGTTCTAATAAAATGTAATCGTCTAGGTTTCCGCCTAGATCTTCTATATTTTTAAAGTATGGCAAATCATCCCATGCTGTAGAGTTGTCACCTATTTTAAATTGTCCTGTGTCGGTTTCAAAACCAATTTCTCCAGAACCCAGAGTAGGGTTAGCGTTAGCCCACTGTGTAGCAGTTCCTCTACGTTGTAGCATCCTTGTTGCCATTGTATCTCCCTGTGTAGGTCTTACCTACTTTTGATTTTGTTTTAATTATAACAGTTTTTTTTAAAATGTTTTAATTAAATTCACTGTCTGGATTTCCACCATCAAATACTGCTGCCCATGAATTTGAAAATGGTGTTCCACCACTTAATGTAGAAATTTGTGGATCATCATATTGTTCAGCATCCCAGAATACTGTAACAATTCTTCCGTTACCATCAATTGCTGTATCATGAATGTGATCTGGAATATTTTGTACATCATTGCTTGTTGCAATTGTAAACCAGTCAGTTTCATAATAAACTTTTAATCTTTCTACTGTGGTATCAAACCACATATCCCCATTGTCTGGGGAAAGAGGGGCAGTATTTGATACTGGTGTACCAGTTACAGAATCTACGTAATCTTTAGTAGTAGCGTGAGTTCCTAATGTAGGTTCTCCTACTGCTACCGCGTTTCCAAATGAACCGCCGTTAGTTACGACTAATCCATTCTTGACTTTAAAATCTTTTAGACTTGTAGTCATTTACTGCCCCCTAATTTTTTTACTAGACTAACAATGTACCAACAACTGTTACATCTGAGTTGTTATTGGCTGTTGCTACTCTTAGTCTTACATCTGTTCCGTTTACGTCTGCAGAAATTGTGGATGCGGATCCGTTTGTTCCTACAATTGCGTATTCTGTGATTGCGATGTTGTTTGAAGTATCAAGAGTTAAGATAACTTTTGAAACTTCTGTGTGTGCACCGTAAGCAACTTTTACCAAGAATTCGGCTGAGCGATATTCTGCTAATGCCCAGTCAATTGCTGTAACTGTGCTTGCTGTTGGAGCATTTACTGTTGCTGCAACTTGTCTAGCAACTGTGTTAATATCAATTTCAGTGAAATTAGGTATTACTGCTTCAAGAGCATCTACTGCACGTTGATCTGTGAAGTAAAGGTTTGTTGAACCTTCAACCAAAGCATCTGTGTTAGAATCTCCTACACCATTTTCTGCTGTAATTACCAATCCAGATGAGTTACCTGTGATTGAGATATTTGTTAGAGTTGCCATTGTTAACAAACTTGCTGCTGACTCTTTAGCCCTTGTATCTGTGAAGTATTCGTTTGTTCCTTCTTCGATATCAGTTGTTGACAAAAGATTAATTGCATTGTCTGTGTAAGAATTTGCATTTGCTAAAGCATTTCCTGCTGCAAAATCTGCATAGTCTTCTAGGTCTGCATATGCATTTCCTATTTCTAGATCAATATAAGTAACTGCATTTGAATAAGCAGTATCTGCTGATCCTGAAACATCATAACTTCCAGTAAAGTTAATTGTGTTTCCTGTAATCTCAATGTCAGTTCCTGCAATCAAAGCATTTTGTTTTTCTGCAACTAAGTTGGTTATTGTTCCAACAAAGTTTGCATCGTCACCAATTGCTTCTGCGATTTCGTTAAGTGTATCTAATAACGCTGGTGCATTGTTTGTTAAATCAGCAATTGCATTACCTACTGCAAAGTCTGTATAATCTTCTAAGTCAGCCACTGCATTGCCTACTGCAAAGTCAGTGTATTCTTCTAAGTCAGAGACTGCATTAGAAATTGCGTTGTCAGTGTATGAGTTTGCATTTGCTAAAGCATTTCCTGCTGCAAAATCTGCATAGTCTTCTAAGTCAGCAATTGCATTACCTACTTCTAGGTCTGTGTAAGCAGTTGCATTTGAATAAGCATTTGCTGCTGAGCCTATAGCATCATAGGATGCTGCAGTTGCATCTGTTGCTCTTTGGTTTGTAAAGTAAAGGTTTGTTGTACCTTCTGCTACATCATCAGAATCATGATTAGAAATGTCTGATACTTGACCAGTTACATCTCCAACTAAGTCTGCTGTGATTGTATTTGCAAGAAAGTTTGCATTTGCATCACGAAGTACTAGTGTGTTTGCTACTGCGTTTGATGAAGCGTCTCCACCAACCAGGTCTATAATGTAGTTTTGATCATCTGTACTTTTTGTCAAGATGTCAAAGTTGTTAATTGTACCTGTTGTTCCTTCAACGACTAAACCATGTTTAATCTTGAAATTTTTTGTTACTGTTGCCATTTTTTATCTCCTTATGCCTTAAGTCCCATGCGTGCGTAACGCACAGTGACTGGCTTTATTACTGGGTCTGGAGTGATTGTTAAAGCCACTGTATTTCCAGCCCTTGAGACGCTTATGGTTCCAATATTCCCATCGTTGTCTATTGTCCCATATTCGGAAACGGAACTATCTTCCGTGTCATTTAATATGGTCAATTCTGTTGCGTAGAAGAGGTTATCTCCTGCTGTTGTTTTAGAGATGGAAATGATATACTTAACCATTCTCCATTCTGTTGCATTATGACTATCTAATATTGTAGTGTTTTCAATTTCAGAAATAGTGTTGTCGTTATTACCGAAGGTGCCAAGGCGTGTTGCTTGGGACGCGGTAGTGTCAATTAAATCTTCATAGTCTTGCTGAGATGGCCTATCGCCAGTCTCATAACGTGATTTTACTGTTGAAATTGATTGTTGTGCCATGCCTAAATTATAACATTATTTTTATAACTTTTTATAAATTAAACGAATATGTAGGTTCCTACGTGCACTACTTTAACATGTGGTGCTACATACACAGAACCACCAAGTTTACGCCATAGTGTACAGAAGTAGTAGTCTTCTGACAAAAGTCTTTCTTCTTCTGGGTCTACCTGTGTTTTCCAAAAATCATAAATGTATTCACCTTTTTTAATACCACCCAAATCTAGTTGATCACTTTTATATTTTCCAACATGCTCTTTCATTGTTTCAAAAACATTACGTTTAATTAACAGCAAACCAGTTCCTATGTTTTTTACCTCTAATGGTTTTTTAGGATTATCTGCTACCTTATGCAAGTCTTGTCTATCAACAAAGTTTATGTTTACATAAGATCCAAACCTTTTTAAATCAGGTTTTTTTAATTCTGCTGCTTTTTCTACGTTAGCCCAGTTAATTGCTTTCATTGGCACGGCAGCCCCAATAATATCTAAATCTGCATCAATCATATCTATAACACCATCAGCGTTAAAACCTTCGTCACCATCAATAAACAATAGGTAGTCAGCATCAGATCTTAAAAATAGTTCTGTAAGGGTGTTTCTGGCTCTGTTGATTAAAGATTCATTGTATAAATCGTTAAACGTTACTTTGTATCCTTTATAGGTTAGTTTCATTACTAGTCCCATAATGCTCTTCATAAAGTATCCATGACAAACCCCACCGTACATTGGGGTTGCTATAAATATGCTAGGTTTTTCTTTTTTAGCCATATGTCTATTCTACAGTATATAGTTGCTATAGCCAATAACCTGTAAAGGAATTGGGGGCACATTACCTGGACCATACCCTTCTACTGTTATTGTTGTAAATCTTATTCTAAAAGGTAAGGTGTAATTTATTTCTACCGTGCTAGGTTTGTAGGATATTTTGGTTTGGTAATAGTCTGAGGTTTCAATACGTCTTAATTTTTGTTTATTGTCATCAACAATAATTGCTGTTGCCATTAGTCAGTTACATCTTCAAGGATAATTAGACTGCCTTGTGCAACTGTCCAAACAATTTCTGATGTAGATAACTCGATATCAAAAATATCTCCTGTTTGAAGATTGTGTGATTCTTCTGCTGCAAGTTTAACTGTAAACTCTCCAGCCAAATCATCTGCATCTGCTGCTGGAGTCAAAAGCATAACTGTATTTGCATTATCTGTAATAACTCCAAGATCTTTAGCAAGGTTTGGTCTTTTAATTTTCATAGCAATGTTCCAATCTGCTATAACTAAAGGGGACTGTTCATCGTCTGTCACATAAACTTTAAATGCTGAGGTGTCACCACGAACTACTGTCCATTTAACGGTTGGGGGTTTAGCACCTACGTTGTATAAATCTTGAGATGAGTTTCTGAGAATGGCCATATTGTAATTATATCATGTTTGGATAAATAATTATGAAAGACCGTTCTTTAATGCTCCCCAAGTACCGTTACCTTTGGCGGTAACTACAAGAACTCCATTAGATGCATCTGCGTAAGCACAAACTGCTACAGCACCTGCACCACCTACTGGTCTAACGTTTGTTAATCCTCCACCAGTCTTTACGTATAAAATATCACCTGCAACAAATTCAGATGTATTAACATCTGGTAATACTCCAGAGACTACACATATTCCTTGTGCATTATTTGCTGTTGTAGATTTTAATAATCCTAATATTGGTGATGTTGTTGTAGGAATTGCTTTTCCTACTGTTGTTAAATCTTGTCCTGAATTATGACCATTAATAAATACAGGAGATCCTGCTGCAATTGATGCTCCAGATGTATTAATTACATCTAATTTCATGTAAGATAAGCCAAGTCCAGCGAGTGTATTATCTAGTGAAGTTGCTAAAGATTGAATATCTCCATGTACGTTTACGCTATCATCAACTTGTGGGTATGGTAAGTTATATATGCTTGATTGACCTGTTGCCATACAAATATTATATCATTTTAAATAATTTTTTGTATTATCTTACTAATATGACATTTTTGATTTGACTTGCTGGCAAATAGATGTTATACTTGATATATGACACCTACCAAGGGTGTCATGTTTTCTTAGGAGAGAACTATGAAAAAAGATAAAAAATTTTTAATAGGATTGCTCGCAAGTCTTGGATT